CGGCACAGAAACGGACACGGGGGAAAACCGTTCCGGGACTCATATCTCGCCTGGGTAAATAATCCTCCCAAAAATAATTCCTGACGTCTGTTTCATAGCGTTAGCTACCTAGGGAAAGCAACCCGCAACAATGTCACGAGTGTTTGGGAGGCCCCGGTACATCAACCAGGCACGAAACCGCTTGATTGCCATGTGCATCCATGCCAGGAACCCCCAGCTCAATGTGCACATGGCACGTGCCATGCACCTCAACAGCCTTACCCGGTACACCATGGGCGAAGATTACGAATACATGGCTGAGCTAGCTATCGAAGGCGAGGCAGATGACCATCACGATAAGCACATCGATAGCCAGCTGGCGGACTATCTCCTGGACAGCGAAATTGGATCTATGTTGAACAACCATGTACTGTCTCAGCCTGAAGCAGCCACCAGCATGACACGCGACTACATTGCAGCCAACAAGCACCACGCACCACGCCGCACCCTCACCGACGAGGCAGCCATGTTCGAGATACTAAGGCGAGCTTACACAGACCCTACGGTGCGCTATGAATCCCCGCAAGCGATGCAAGCCCGTGTGTATTCCAAGAACATCTTGAGCTGGCAGCTCCTGTCTCAGAAGGTGGCGCCCGGCAGATTCGAAGAAGCCTTCAAGTACACGCCCATGGCAGGCCCTGCGCACAACGAAATCGCAAGTGCCGAAGCTTGGGAGACTGCTATGGAGAACCTACAGTACAGATCCCAGCCCATGTGGGTCAAGTACTGTCGCCTAGCTGCGTCCCCACCCAGGAGGATGAGGGACCAGACAGCAAAGATGGTGAAACGGGCGCAGGAGTCCACGCCCGTCGAAAGGTACCGCTTCAAGCCCTTTGACCACCTGAACATGGAGTATGCTGCTTACAACTACGCAGGAGTGATCGTCATATACTTGGACGGACTGCAGTTGATCATCGACAACAGCACAGCGGACTACCTGAGAACCTGCCTGACAGCTTTGAAGAACGCATACTTGGGGTTCTCGATGCTGCGAGTGTCTGGGGACAAGGCAAAGATTAGCTACATTTCTGAGCTCAAGAGGTGTGTTGCCTGGATCGCCGAGAAGATGAAGGACCCATGGCAAGCCAAATATCTGCCAAGGCACATGCATCTGTTCTACACCAGGTGGCAGAACTCTGTGGGAGAGAAGCATGCGGAGGTGAGCTGCGGGTGGGAAGAGCGTGACGTCACTTTGGCTGCTGAAGCTGCCGCCGTGTACCCGTTTGATGACAGCTGGTGGAAGCTCGTGAACTCCATGTCTATGAACGACCGTATACGCGCAGAAGTGCTCAAGCTCTACCACTTGCTGCCTCCGCCCGATGTCGACCCCTTGTTGCTTCATAAGTCCCTTGTGGCTAGGAATGCCACAGCCAATGTCGCAAAGCCTGCAGAGGTAACTGCTTTCTTATCCTTTTGTAAAGCGTACGACTTTTGCAGGTTCACAGCTAAGCACAGGGAATTCCCGAAGTTTGCAGTTGTGGCAGACTACACATTCCAAGAATCTGCATGGGCTAAGAGTTGCATGTCTGGCAAGATGAAAATGCCCCCCAAAGAAGAATGGGGTAAGGTTTGGATCAGCAAGCAGTTCCCATACCCGCACACAGCAGACTTCCATGTGCTCAACGCCAAGGACAGCACACGCGTCATGTCTAAGCTCAAGCCATACATGGTGAGGGCATTCTCCCGGTCTATCCCCAAAGAAGAGAACAACGAGTTGCTAGCTGCCTTGTTCATAGGAGAGAAGCTCTCAAACGGGGAGACCATGCAAGAGTGGCGGGCCCGTGTGATGGCTGGTGACCTGCGCCCAGAGGATGAAGTTATAGCTGCCGAGGCAGGCAAAGCTGAGAACACCAAGGTAGGTGACAAGATCCGGGAGACCCTATCTGCGTGCGACACGGTCAGAGAATTCCTGTCTGAAGTGGACCACTCCATGAAACCCCTTGGGGAGCTCACACCAGGTGTGTCCATGCGCATGGGCATGATCAAGCACAAGAAGAAGTTTCAAGAGATGGCATTCAACACCTCAAAAGGGGCTCCAAGGCGCACATTTGCAACATCCACAGACATCTCAGCGTGGTCCCCTAGAATGGACAGGGCGATCTTCCACCCATGGCAGTCTTACGCCCTGGGTACCACAGAGTGCGAAAATCCAGATGCACCCATCAAGCTATGGGACCGGCTGAAGGTGTTCGTCGACAGGCGAGGTGTGAAAGAAAGCGCAGACATCACTACTGGCAACATTCAAGGGTGGCCTGCCACATCTGACACTATAATGCACGCACACATCCTCATCTACTGGGTGTACAAGCTGAGAGAAGATGGCATACTGTCCAGAGGAGAGGCTGCTTACACGTTGGCCTTCATCGACGATGCAGCCACAGCCGTAGCCCTCCAGGGGAGTGTGGACGAGTGTACGAAGAAAGCCCAGAAGGCGAGGGACATGCTGGAGTCAACATACTGGGACTTGGGGTTTAAAATGGACAGCGTGAAGAGCTTCTTTTCCTCCATCAAGTTCGTGTACCTGAATGAGCTGTACCTCGACGGTGCACAAGTGGGCCACGGCACCAAGACCCTCATGCGCATAGACAAGGACCACACCCGTCGATTTGCAAGCCTCACCGACAACATAGCAACCGCTATGGGTACCGCAGCCGCAGCAGCCAACAGTGGGGCGGACCCGTTCGTCGCCTACTGGATGGCATTATCTTGCTCGCTGAGGTGGGTGTACCAGATGGACCATAAGATGACTTCCTTGAGTGCGCTGGAAACTATGATGGTGGCACTAGCACCTGTGGGCCTGAATGGCCTTGGCATCAAACCCATAACAGCGGTTATGGCGACGGGCTCGAATGATGTGCTTACATGGTACACTGAGGTGGTAGGGGGTGTTGTGTTCGCAGTGGGGTCGCAGGCTGATAGGAGGGTGTTCACCGAAATTGTGACACAGACACCTAGCGCGCCTTCAGCCGTGTCCGTGTGCAGGAACCCGTTTGGGTACAAGGCAAGTTCCCACCAGGACGCGTCATCTGCTGTGTCACATGAGTTCCGTGAAGCTGCAAGGAAGAAGGGCTTAGCAGAACCGTACCTCAGCCTCGACAAGATCGAGGCGGACGAAGCCTTGGAAGAGGTGTGCAAACACTTGCTGGACAACGCCACCTACGAGGCTTCTCTGCTAGAGGAGGTGTGGTCGAACATGCCCAGTGCGTTTGTCGACCAGCTGCTCGCACGTGTCGAGAAGACAGAGATCGTGGCTTACTTGTTGGGTGCTAAAGGCATCGGCAGGCTACGGCGCATGGTGACACGCTGCGACAAGATGAACCTCGCAACTATCAGAGCCACTGTCTGGGAGGGCAGGTATTCGAGTTCAGACGAGGACGCAATCGCGGAAGTGTTCGGCACCCCTCTTGGCAAGAGGCACGGAGGAGCGGGAGGGAGCGAAAGGGACGAAGGCCAGGGCAGCTTCGAATACATCTCCAGGCTGAGGAGCAAGGCTCTCGCATCTGCAGGGTGGGCCATCTTGAACCACACGTATCCGTGTCCATTTGCGCTCTGGGCATACCACGGGCCTGTGAACACAGACACTGACTCATCAAGGCACCTAACGACCCTTTCATACGATCCCAAGCGGCTCAGGGTGACTGCTGACAGCTCCAGCCTGAACATGTATGACAGCGTGGTAAGAGGCATTGGGTACAGAGGGTACATGAGCTCACGGTCCGATGTTGGCCAGGAGATAAAGGTGGCGTTCTATGACCCGGTGAGGCGTATGGTGGCGTCTGGCCTGGCAGCTCTACGATGGGCAAGTGCTGTAGGGGCACACAGAGAAGGTCTGGCTCGTGCGTTCTTGTGGTCTTGGGGCGGTCATGTGGACGAAAGGCTGCTGATACTGCCTGGGAGGACTCACATGGGCTCTGCAAAGAGGCTCTCTCTCAGGCACAGCAAGGCGTCGCACACCATCCTCATGTTCCCCAATGTGCAGGCGGCAGTCAAAGTCGACGCGCGTGCGGTCACCGCTGCACAGAGCAATTGGTCGTCGATGTACGACATGATGACAGCGATAACAATGCTAAGGGCTTCTGGGCTCTTAGAAGCAGCACTGTATCACAAAACCACCGGGGGTGCCTTCGCGTACGGCTTCGGGTACTTCGAAAACGCATCGGCGAAGAGCATGCTACCGTCTGGCCCGGAAGTTGCAGCCGACCTGTCTATCATCAAGAGACTCAAACCCCTAGTGGATGTTGACAGCCCCATGGCTGCTTCGGCAAGAGCCGTATGCAGCTACGAGGGCATGTCGGAGGTGTATGCGAAGTACAACACTGTCTCTGAAGCAGCTGCTCGCCGGGCATTCGAGCACCTGGTTGAAAGCGGAGCCATGGACAGCGAACAAGTCGCGCGGCATGACCAAGAATATTTGACCGCTAAGGAGATTCGGCCTATCTCAGCGCACGACCCCAACGCGTGGGTCACGCGCAGCGAGAAGAGGCAAACCGTGAGGGGCGACCTGGTCAGCGAACCGTCCAAGATCGCAACCGCGTCTGCAGTGTCTGAAGTGCCCAGAGGGACTAGCCATGACCAGCTCATGCATGTGGCAAGGTCTTGGGATGACACAACCTTGCTAGACGCAGTCAGCCGAGATGCCCTCTTGGTGGAAGAGCTGAGGAGGTTGGAGGACAAGGGCCGAGCGGTGCTCTGCATCAACATAGACAAGTGGGACGACAGGTGCGAAGCCATAATGCTCACCGACAGGCAGATACGGTCCATAACAAAAGAGGTCAACGACGTTGTGGGCGACGGGCACATGAGAGAAGGCTTGGCAACAGTGCTGCGGGCCATGGGGTTCCCAGGCCTGAGAGCCCACTCCAGTGATAACGATGAAGATGTACTGCACTGGGTCAAGTCGTTCATGGGTGTGACATCTGTCCACATAGCCAGAGGAGCGCACGTAGGTCGCAAAAGCAACAGACTGAGGCGGGGGACGTCTGAGAATTATGCCAGAGTGGTGGTGGCAGAGGCTAAGAACAAAGAGAGGACGCGCGCGAGGGTGGTGAAGGCACAGTGGCTGGCAGCTGCTGCCCGTAGGCAAATGAGGGCTGCAGACATGGCTGCTTCCTACGGGGGGTCGGCAGCGGTAACCCAGATGAATTATGAGTCAGTCTATCTCCGCTGCGCCGCGCACCTCCTAACAACGAGGGCGCAGATCAACATGACTGCGTTCTACGGGACATGCATAACCAGGACTATAGAGAGTCTCACCCGCCATGTGTCAGGGGAGGACGAGAGCGAGGAGTTCGAAGACGCCTTGGAGGCACTGGGTATGGACATGGAGGCACACTGCGCAAGCTCCTCTGATGCGGAAGTCGCCATCACCACAGTGTGCAGGGTTGCACGCGGCATGTCTGACAAAGTGGACATAGACGCCACAACTGAGGCATTCCGCATGATGTGTGCATGGCTGTCCAGCGACCTCAGTGGCGATCACGTCAGCACGCCAGTGATCACCAGGAATGTCCACCACTGGAGGGCTTCAGGCGCCGCAGCTGCGTTTGCTCTCACTCCTATGGGGAGCGTGGGGGGCCCCGCAGCTCAGCCACCTGTGAAAGCCAACCCCGTCGCTGAGAGACCCAGGCTCATAGGCCTGAGTAGTGTCGTTATCGGTGCAGAGGAGGAGGAGGTATACAGCTGGAGGGAAGCCCAGCCAGAGATGGTGGCACAATGGCTGTGGGAGAAGACTGAGGCACGGGTTCTGTTGCAAAAGAAGGGTAAGTCGTCGTTCCCCGGCGCAGTGTGGGAGAGGTGGTCAGCTTCTAGAGAAGTGTTCGTGGAATGGGCAGCTGAGGCAGTGGCAGCAGCCGGGGAGCCAGACTACGAGGAGCCGGAATTCTCAGGCTTCGACCCGGTCGACTGGGACAATGAGATGGAGGGCATAGTGGAGTTTTAGGAAGGAGCTAGGAGGAGAGGACAGAGTGTGGTTAGACCCCCGAAAAGCAAAAGCTACGCATATTTCAACCGTGGAGCGGGCATTGATTATGCGCAGGTTTTAAAACCTGCATCAACTGTGAGGTAGTGTGTGTGTCGACGGCTGTGCCGACCTAGCGGAAGGCTTTTCCCCCGTGTCCGTCTTGGTGC